TAACTGATTATCATTTTCATCAAACAAAACTACAAAATTATTATTAATTTGGAATGAATTTAAATTATTTTTATTTGGATATTGTGGATAGGTAATTCCATCACTTGTAATTTCCATAAAATCGCCCTCAAATTTTTCTTCAATTTCTAAATCTAATTCCTCTTTAATCCAACTATAATCTAATTCTTTTACGTACCCTTTTACAGTTCTACCATCATTTAAGTTCACTTTAACATATCCTTTTTTATTTTGTATGTCATCTATTAATTCTGTTACTTCATCAAAAGGTGCATAAACTTTTACCGAGTGAATGTTAGGATTTAATATTTTTTGTATTGAAATAACGCTATTTGTAATATCGCCACTATCTGATAAACTTTGACTTTCTCCAAACTTTTGAGTAATTAAATTGCCATTTGTCTTAAAAGAAGCTGTTTTAATTATTCCGTTTGGTTTAAACTTTGTTGCAGTTGCTAAATAAGGAAACCAACGTTGTATATTTCTTGCCCAGCTATAATCTAAATTTGAGTAATCCGTAGGATTTGCAACTCCTTCTATTAAAGTATATCCCTCGTTTGTTTGATTGGTATATACTACATCGGTAAAATACCATCTTAGCTTTATAAACTCTTCTCCTGTAAATGTAGCCACTCCAACAACTTTATCTAATTCCAATATTGTTGAAGTAATCGATATTACTGTATAAACTCCTGCATTTGTGCCTAAGTCAATATAAAAAGCATCTCCAACTTTGAAACCTAATAAAATCCAGTTAAAATCAATTCCATCTCCATCAATGTTATTGTTTAATATTTTTAGATTATTAGTTGTAGTGTCAACTTGCTGTAGCAACACCGCACTAAAACCACCCTCGCTACTTGGTGCGAGTGGAACGCATTTTAATAAAAACAAATTGTCATCATTCTGTAATGATGTCGTTTGTTGATTATCAAACGCCCTTTGTCGAGCTTGCTCAATCAAAAACGCACTTCTAATATGATTAATTTCTACTTTTAAATTGCTATCAACTGTATCTGTTATGAATTTTTGAGTTTCAGTATGTACGTCATCAATGGAGTTTTGTCCGTTTGTCTCTCTCTCTGAACTTGAACGCTTATACTTAAAATCAGCAGTTTTAAGAGTATATCTTTTGTTATACTTAGTGTTTGTGCTAAAACTTGGTAACTCTTCAAATTCAGCTAATAATTCATCAGTATAAAACTCATTATAAGGCAGTATTTCAACTGTATTTGGATTGACTTGATAATCGCTACAAGTTTCATCAGTAAATCCGATTAACTCTTTGAATTTATTGTTAAATGGTTTATCTGTTATTTGTCCTAATAATAATCCATTAAAAGCAAAATTGTCGTAGTGTTCTCCGTTTACATCATAATCGGGTGCAATTACTTCTACATCGGCTAAACTTTTAACATTGTGCTTAACTAAATCAATTAATCGAACTCCTTTTACTACTGTATCAATAGCAATAGCAGTAGCCGTTATGCTTAACTTTGTTTTTATTTGTGTGTTTTTTAATATAGTTAAAGTTTGATTTGATGAACAGGCAAAAACAAACCATAGCTGACTTCCAACATCTAAATCTCCTATATCTACATTAAAAACAGTATTTACTTCACTTGAAATTGAAATTGTTTGACCAGCTGGTGGTGTTCCAGTTCCTACTAATCCACTTTGATAAAAATTATAAGTGTTTGCTTGTACTCCTGTTCCTGCCCCTGCATTGTAAAAATTATCTAAAAAAGTAGTTCCAAAAGCACCTTTTACTATATAACCAAATACTCTGCTTATAGATGGAAAACCTTGCTCAGTTAAAACTTCCGTTTTAAAATGTAGTTCTATTGTTGCTTTTACATTTTTTAAAGAATTTATTGTTTTTATAATTCTAAAATTATCTAAACTTGGCGACCAATTATTTGAAACTCTTTGTGAAAACAAATCAAAATTTGTTAATGTGTTTCTTATTTCGCTTTTTTCTATTTGTCTAACGTTATTAAACCAAAAAGATGCAAGTAACCCAGTAACAGTGTCAACACATTGCGATAAAACAAAATCATTCGTAGGAGCACTCCAAACACTTTCTTGAATTATCGGTTTTGCTTTTAAAAGTATATTAGTAGTTTCACAAGGAGTTATAGTTCTACCATCTAAAGCCGTATCATTAAAAGCATTTATATCAGTATCTTCTAAACGCTTAATAATTTCTCTATTGGTATTTTGAATTATCTTAACTTTAATATTATCAAACTCAACACTTGCAGTCGAATAGCTGAAAATCCCAGTACTAAAAGTAATATTGTCTTTTTGTATAATGTACTCTACTTTACCCTCAAAACCATCATTATTGAAAATGTCAATCAAATAATCAAAACCTAAAGAAGCATTATTAAAAATGTTTCCATTAGGTAATATTTGAGTTATTGTCATTTGCTCAAAAAAATCACGAGTAAAAGTTAGTTCAGTATCTTCATTTGCGATTATAATATCACGACCAAAACGTTTGTCATCTTGTTTTACTTTGTAACTAGCTTTGTCGAAGCCAATCGGCTCACCTATTTCAATAGTGCCAATATCGGGTAAACTAATAAAATTTAAAAAATGCTTAAACATCTATTCCTTTATATGTTAAAACGTTATTCAATAACTCCTTTGTTTCAGCTTGTTTGCGTAAAAATTTACGCTCTCCACGTTCATCTCTTACAATAGTTAATCCCTCTTTGTTTGCTATTGTATTAGCTAAAGACTTAATTTCATTAGTAATCTTTTCAGCATCTAAGGAAACCTCAACTTTCGGCATTACTATTCCATTACCTAAAAGCATATTGTTTAAATTAGAGTTAAACATCATAGCTTCGGTATCAGCATTGGTAAATACTTTATCGCCTTTGTTTAAGTAGGTATATTGCGCTCCTTTGTCGTTACCTAAACTTTTTACTTTACCACTTTTATCGGTTATAATCTCACGCCCTTTTTCTTGTGTTATTGCCCATCCTTCGGGTGCGCTGTCCGTTCCTTTTGCAAATTGTGGAATTTGTTGATTTGATACAATCCCCGCTTGTAATGCTCCAATAACTCCAATAGCAATAGATAAAGGCACGTTTGGTGGTGTAGAAGCTAATGCGCTTACAACACCCTGAGCAGTATTAATAAGAATATTGAAAACTGCTAACTTCTTTTGTTGTTGCGCTTGTTCTCTTTGTAGTTTTCGTTTTCTTTCATTATACTGTTCTTCTAATTCTTCTCTTGCCATTGTGCTTTCTCCAGCAAATGCAATAGCAATATCCCTTTCTTTTTCTAAATTAACTAATTGTAACTCTAACCTTTGAGTTGAAAGGTTTTGCATCATATTAAAAACGTCTTGTGCTACATCTCCAACCGATTGAAACGTAACCGCAAATTTTTCAGCAAAAGTATCAGCACCCTCAATTAACTTATCAAATGTACTTTTACCTTCGGCATCAAAATCCATAAACATTTTTGCAGAAGATAATCCTATATTGTCAAACGCTTGATTAAAAGAATTGCTAGTAATGGTTTTGATGTATTCGTCTGTAGCGTCTTTTAATTTTAACCAAGCGTAGTAATCTTCATAAATTTGCTCATCGCTAAGTTCTATTCCTTTTACAGCTTCCGTTGTTTTTTCTGCTTTTTTTGTCAAACCATCGTATATAGTTTGTAGTAATTTTAATTGAAATCCTAACGCTTCATATTTAGCACTACCAAAACTAACTTCTTTTTGTTCTTTTTGTAAAGCTGAAATGGTATTTTCTAATGCTTCTAAACTATCAGAAGCTACTTTCTTGTTTTCTTTTTTAGCTTCTGTATTTTTTTTAGTAACAGTAGTTTCCTCTTTAACAACGTCTAAATATTTAGCATTTGCGTTATACTGCTGTAAATAATATTTAATACTATCTTGTATTGTTTTGTTTTTATTATCGTATTGTTCTTTTAAAGTACCTTCTAAATAAAACAACCTTGTTAATTGTTGAGTTAAGTCATTATAAATTTGTTGTACTTCTTCATTTTTTGAAAAAGGGTCTAAAGCACTTAATTTTTTACCTAATTCAAGTCTTTTAATTTCAATTCCATTTAATTGGTCTGATAACCATTTTTGATTTTTTAAACTATTGTTTATTTCATCCTGTATTGCTTGTTGAGAAGCTAAAGCTATACCTCTTTTAACTAAAGCATCATTTAACCTTATTTCGGCATCAGCAGTTTCTCCAGCTAATATTTTTTCTTTGCTTAAATTTCCTAAATATTCAGGATAACGCTGTTGTAATTCATTAACTGCCTTAGTTCTCATTTCCATTGATAAAGTCACATTTTTAGCATTTTCTAATAATATTTTAGACTTACTAATTTCATCACTTTGGTAGCGTGCAAAACTCTCTCTAGCTTGTTCTTCAGCTTTGTTTTTATTTTCTATTGCTTTTGTTTCTGCTTCTAATGCTTTCTTTTTACTTTCACTTCCTGTTAAAAACTCCCCTATTTCTTTACCAAAAACAGTTAGTAAAGTAATACCAACGCTTAATGCAGTTCCCCAACTTAAAAACGCACCAGCTAACTGTTTTAATACACTTGTAGTTGGTTGACCTTGAGCCGCTAATTCCTTATTTTGTCTAATTGCATTTCCAATAGCATCTGTAAATATTGGAATATTATTTGATAATGCCATAAATCCAGTCTGAACTGAATAGGTAAACGCTGGCATTTCCCTTGTTAACTGATTTACAGAGTTACCTAATACATTAAAACCACTTGCATAATTACCTACATTACGCTGATATTTACCCATTGTAGCATCAACCGCCTTTAATGTAGCATCATACTTTTGTATTTTACCTTGCAAAAAATCATATCTTTGTGCTTCTTTGTCTGTTAATTTACCTGTTAACTCTTTTTGAACTGCTAATGCCTTGTATTCGTTTGAAAGTACATTTAGCTTTTGTTGTACTTTATTATAAAGATTTGAACTTGCATTTAACTTAGCTTGTTCTTTTGCTAATTGAGCTTCGTATTTATCAAACGCCTTTTCTCTAGCTTGTGCTAATTTAATTTCTTGAAGTCTGTTTTTTTCTAATTGTTGTTGGTTTTTAGCTAATTGCTTTTCTAAGTTTTGGTAATCAGTAACTAACTTTTTAGCAGCAGTATCAGAACCGCTTGGCGTATTGATTTTAGCCATATTCTGACCTACTTTATCAATATTAGCTACTAACTTAACAACTTCTAAATTAGCAGTCTGTAAGTCTTTTAAAGCCGAAGGACTAAGTATTTCAATAAATTCTGCCATTACTTATTTTTTTGTTGTTTAACAATTTTGTTTGCCATTTTTTCCAAAGTGATATAAATTGCTAAAGTCATATCTTCTTTTAAAAGTGAGTTATTTGGAAGTACGTTTGACAAAGCCCCAATACTATCATAATAATTATAATCTTTATTTTGACTAACTTTAATCATTTCTTTTAATTCTGCTTTTAATAAAGACAAATCATTTTTGATATAACCTATTTCAATTTGCAACACCCTTTGAACTTCATCTATAAAAGGTGCTTCTTTATCAATTTCAATCCCACATCCTTTTTTTAGTGCGTCGATAATATCATAGCGCATTTCTTTTGTTGTTTGATTGTAGTAAGCAAAATGTAACACTTGCTTAATTACAGCCATTTTATATTCTAAAAATGCTATTTCTTTATTTAGTTTTAAATAACTTTTTGCTTCGGAATTATCACTTTTAATAAAGAAATCATCATAAATAGCAATGAAACATTCCTCTAATCCTTTTTCTTTTGGATTAGGTTTTAAAAGTTGATAATTCTTTGATTTTAATACTTCAAAGAATACTTTTGCTGGAATAGTATCTATGCTGTTATATTTAGGCATTTAGTATATCTTTTAACTTTCTAACAAAGCGAGGTTTTATAATTTCAATTTGAAATTTATCAAAAACAGTTTGGTTTAATCCCATTATATCAATTCCATATTTATCAACAAGAAGTTTTCTTTTTCTGTCTGTGTTTCCAAATAAATATTTATTTCCTTTTGGTTTATTCAACTTCATTGCATCAACGAAAGCACCAGTATTAATTAAATCAACCGCACCACCAGCTAAAGGGTTTTTACTAAATTTGAATATTTCATAGTTTTTACTTCTGTAACTTACAAGTGTACCATTTCCGTAAATATCCCCTTCTAAAAAATCTTGTTCTTTAAGTGTTTTTAGTGCCGTTTCCTCTTTTACGATTTCCTCGTTTACCATCGTTTCCAACTTCGGTTGGCTCAACGATTGCAACCTCGTTAACATTGTCTTTGCTGATATTCCCATTTTTTTCGCATTTAGCACAACCACAATCGCAGTCATTACCTCTATTAATATTGCTTAAAAGTTCATCAATCAAAGTATCATCGCTTTGATTTGTATTGCTTAAAATCCAATCTTTTTGCACGTTTTTTGGCTGTTCACAAAACCAATCGGCATCTTCTCCAAATATTGAAACATTAAATATTTTCATTGTTGTAAAGTTATTAAATTATTTAAAGTATTTATAAAAAAGGCGATTAATAATTTAACCGCCTTAATTGAATTTAAAATTTGTTAATCGATTAAGCTACTGGCGTGATAGCAGTTGTAGTTCCTTTGTAAAACTTAGTACCTACTTTTGCAACCTCAGTGCTTAGTGTTGAGCTGTATAGTTGTACTACCCAACTTTGACCTAATGCAACCGCAGTAGTTGGAGTTAAAGCGTACTCACCAGTTACAGAATTGAAAACCGCAGTTCCTGTCAATACGTTTACAGTTCCGTTCAATGTAGCTCTAAAATTAGCTAATGCCATTCCTTCTACAACTTCTTGAGCGTTATGCAACCAAGTTGGTTTAACGTAAATTTTGTTATCTGAAACATCGGCACGACCTGTTAAAACAGTATCAATTATACCATTCACCCCAGTGCTTAAATTGAAATCTAAGTCAGCAATAAATGTACATTGTACATTAAACTCATAAGGATTTGTTAATTGGAATTTAACTACTGAACTTGCGGAGTTTGTTCCGTTGTTCATATTGTAGCCGTTTGTGTTGAACATTCCACCATCAAAACCTTTTAAAGTATTTCCAGTTAAAACTCCTTCCATAACATTACTTTCGTAAATTAGGAAGTAATCGTAGCCATCTTGTGAGTTACTTGAAAAAGCTGCTTTTTGAAATGCTTTTCCTTTTTTGAAAGTTGCAGTAATCGTTGGTTTTCCTTGACGAACTACTGACATAATTCCTGACTGACTTTCTTCGGTAGTCGCATCTGGAGTTTCTGCAATAGCATCGAAAACACCTACAAACGGCTCAATCAAACCTAATTGAATTTGGTCATCAATCCACGCTTTGTTTATAGTTACAGTAGATAAATCTATTGCGTAACCTTTTTTTACACGATAAAAACCATTAAGTAATCCCTCGATTACTTGGCAGTCATCCATTCCGATATTTAATCGGCTTATTGTACAGTTAGTACCTGTTAATGTTGGCATCTTTTTTTATTTAATTGTTAAAAAATAATTTTATTTAAACAAGTTGTCGTACTTGTGAACGTTATTTCAGCATCAAAAATTATTGCATTCCAAATGTCTAAAGTTTTTATTTCGTTTGCGTTTCTAAACTCAACTCCATAATTAACAACTCTATTGGTTTTGATAGTATCAGTTTTTAAAATTGATATTCCAGAACGTTGTAAAGCTGTTATTAAATTGTTTAATATCGGTTGCAAAATAATCTTAAAATCGTTGTTGTATTGAAACGGATTAAGTTCATCTTGCATCAAGGATTTAGTCGCAATAACTATACTTGCATTCCTTTTTACATTTGGCTCATTCAAATCGTGAGTATCTTCTCCAGCAGTTAACCATATCAAAGGGTAAATTTGAGTTGAATTAATAAACATATACTTGTTTAACTCATTTATATCGCCCCATCCATACTTTACAGTAAATGTATTGCTGTTTGCATCCGTAAACGTTGGCAAAAGTGCTATTAATCTACCTAACTGCTCTTCAAAGACTATCATATCCCAAATGAGTTTTTACTTTCGTAAACCCTATATTTAGTTAAATCAACACTAGTAAAGTCTGCTTTCTTATCGTTTAAGTAACGATATAAACTAACTTCAATAGTTTCCTGATTACCAAACCAATCTATAAACTCGCCATCGTTGTAAATAAATGGATATTCTAAATAACCATCTTGATACTTCGTTATGAAGTTATTATTTGCGTTGGCTATCTTATACATCGGAGTTACTAAACTAGCACTTTGTGGATTTACTTGCGTTGTTCCTATTGCTGAAAGTCTATCGTTAGTATTGGTTACAAACTCTTCGTAAATTCGGTAAGCTATTAATGAATAATCATTACTTAAACCTTCCCAAACTTTACCATCGTAGCTTTCACCCTGTACTAAAAATTTCCATTTGGCATTTAGCGGATTGTTAATATCCGCTAATGCCGTTTGGAGTTCATTATAAGCAGTCAAACCTAATGCGTTTAGTAAAATAGACTTTTCCAACTTAATACAAAGATTATCTAAATAACTTACGTTACTAGGACTTTGCATTGAAGCGTTGCTAACTGGTGCTGTTACCGATAACGGAATATACAACTCGTTTGCTTTTTGAAAATATGTCTTTGTTACTATTTGTGGCATTATTTCTTGGTTTTAACTTCTTTTACCTCTTTTGTGTATTTTGCAACTTTGTCAACGTGAACTAAATGCGATGCAAGAAGTGAGTCACATTCCCATTTATCGCCTTTCTTTTTAGTTGCAAAATCTTCTGTAAACTCAACTTCAATCATACTATGTAGCTAAAGTAGTTAAAGCTGCTGAAATTGAAGTAACTCTTCTAAATCCTGATTTGTCAGCTTCACGAATTAAAAATGCTAATCTCTTACGTGCTTTGATAGTTCTAAGGTCGCTAGTAAATTGAGCATTAATCATACCTTCTGAAAGAACAACTCCGCCCATTTCATAGATAGTAGCAAAACGAGAATCTCCAATATACAATGTGTTTGCTACTACGTTGTTATCTTCAATAATATTTAAAGATACAATTCTGTCATCGTTACGGTCAAATACATAAGTATTATCAGTTGATTTTTTCAAACGTAATTTGTTAATGTCTGCAATGTTCATAGCAACAAAGTCAGGTCGGTATTTTGCGCCACCTGTCGAAGTAATTGATTCCATTACTTTAACACAAAGGTCATAAATGTTTGCATCTGCAATTCCACTAGCAACAGGAGTGTATGCTGGTACAGATGAAACTAAACCTGCTAAATTCTGTCCTGTGTTGTCCCCTGTTACGATTTGAGTATCGATTCTATCCTCTACGTTAGTAGCTAAGAAACGCTCTAATTCTGCAGCAGCCATAACCTCATCTTCAAAGAACTCCTCTGATACTGGTAAAGTATCACCGATTTTTCTAAGAGGCAAAGTGTACCCTTTGAAAGTTGCTGTTGATTCAGCAAATGCTACACCTTCGGCAACGTTTGCAGCCGCTTTAACAGTTGTTGCCTCGTCCCAATCGATATAAGCTATCGTTCCATTGTGATTTCCAGTTCCTACTTGAATTTTTGGGAAAAAGTCATAAAGTGAACGCGCTCTACGTGCTAATTGACCAACGCCTGATAACATAAGGTCAAGTGGATTAGTGGCAATAGATGCACGTACTAAGTTAGCTTTAACAGTGATTTCTCCTGATTTACCTTTAGACATTTCTTTTAACTGCTCTTTGTTTTCTTTGATAACATTAACAAGAGATTCTTTGTTTTCGCTGGAAACTCCTTTTTCTTGCACATCTTTTAAAGTCAACGCTAATTCATCGATTTGTCCTTTCAAAGCTGTTACATCAGCTCCCTGTGATTTAAGAGTTTCAAACTCTTGTTTTAGTGTAGCCAAATCTTCTTTGCTTACACTTGTTTCTTTAAAGGCATCTATTTTAGTGCCTAATTCTTTAATTAAATCTTCCATTTTACTTTTTAAATTTGTTTAATAATTCTTTTATTTGTTGCTCTTCTTTTTGAGTGTCTATTAACGGCTCGGTATTAATCAAAGTGTCTTTAACGGCTTCGATTGATATTGTTGGTGTAGCATAGTTCGACCCTTTTACAACTGCCGAACCCTCTACTATTTTAGCTTCTGTAACTGCCCAAAAGTAACCTCTTTCATCTGCTACTTCTTTATTGGCTATTTCGGGGTAATATTTATCCCAAACTTCTTTTTCTTCTGCATCCCATTTGTTATCTGAATTGATTGCTAATTCAAGTTTAACATATCGCATACCAACTGAATGCTCTTTTACATATCCTTTAGCGTATTGCTCAAACATATAAGGATTACGCTGTTTAGATATAGTTGCGTTAAAAATCAACGCTTCCGTATCACCTTTTAGATTTAATCCTAAATCTGACCATTGCATAGTTTTTACTTCTGCTTTAACTTCATCGCTAATTATATGGTCAAATGTCATTTTATGTTCTTGTAATAATAATGCGCTTTTAATTTCTTTTGCTGATTTATTCCAAGTGCCTTTTAAATGTACGTCTGAATGGCTATCCATTAAGTTAGTTGTATTAATAACTAACTTTGCTTTTAAAGTAGATATATCGGCTACACTAACTGCATCGGCTTTAGTCGTTTCTCCTTTTTCATTTTCAATTATTACACAATAAGAAATCGCATCAGCTTCTTTTGTAATCATTTTTTTTTGAGCAATAAGAGTGTTTTTATTTTCTCTTAACTCTTTAAACATATCCTCTTTATTTTGGAATTGTTTATCTGGAAACTCTTTTATTGTTATCATTTTTTAACTGTTTTATTAAATGATTTATTCTTTTCTTGTATAGAAGCGTAAAGACTTGGATTTTCTTTTTTAATCTTTTTTAAGTCCATTTGCTTATTGATTTGCTGTAAGTTTAGTTTCGTACTCATAACCCTAATTTCATTTTAAATTCATTACTCATTTTAACCGCCTCTGCTGGAGTTATTGTTGTATTTTCAATACCTAACTTAATAGCTTCTTGCATCGCTTTAAAACTATTGATTTTATCTACAACTATTGACTGCATTACTGCCAAGTGGTCATAACTCGCTTTTAATCTTTCGCCTTTTTCAAATAATCCCCATTGTGAACTTAAAGAGTTCATTGTATTATCGGCAGTAGATTGTATGGAGTTTTGAATATATTTAATAGTGCCTTTTTCCTGATTTTCAAAAGTGCTGTCTTTTGCGAAATAGTTAAGTACGTCTTTATTTAATCCAAAAGCTAATAGGCATTTATTAGCATCATCCGCAAACTGCTCATCTAAAAACAGTTTTTTCATATCAGTTACTAAATGCTGAACACTAATATTAGCATTGGTAAGTATTAAAGATTTATTATAAATTGCCTTGTCTATATTCTTACGGTCATCATCTTTTATTTGCGCCTCGTTGCCAGTACTCTCGTTTTTACTTAAGTATTTTTGCGACATCTTAAGATTGATATTCTTTGATGCTAAGTTTTCATCTATATTACAAAGCACTTTATAAATAGCTTTAACTCGGCTTGGCGATTGAAAGAAAGTATTATCTTGTAACCCATTTGCTAAATCGTATAATGGCAGAATATCTGTTAAATACAAGTCATAAGTCTGACCATCAAGTTTATATTTGATTTTACGATTGTTAAAAGCGTTAATATCTTGTTTGGTAACTAAGAATTTATTTAACTTTTGGATATCGTTTAAATCAATCTCAGTAGGAATAAGATTGTAAATAGCTTTAGGTAGTTCGTTTGCAAACGCTTTCTTTTGATAAATGTAGTTATTACCCGAAGTGGATAAAAATACCATTTGCTGGTAAAAGAAATCTTCTTTTGATTGAAAGTAGTTAGGATTGTAAAGTAAATTAACGTATGGACTACTTTCGATTACTTTATCGTTTCTGTCTAAGTGTTGTATTTTCATTTGTGAATACAACTCTGACCTTAAGTTAACAATAGTATTTAATACTGGATTTTTAAAGTAAAGTTCTAGGTATTTATCGTTATCGTCAAAGCTATTACCACCAAGTAAGGTATAAAAAAACTGACCCGACCTATCACGTTCGGCACGCCATATTTCACGACCAAATAAACTGAATGATTTTGTTACCATAAATTAATCTTTGTCATCACGACAATAATTATAATTTTACAAATGTATTAATTATTATTTATAATTGATATAAATAATTAATTATTTTTATTTTACGTTAAAAGTATAATGGCTATCCGTGTCCTCCTACGATATTTAATTCAGTTTATACTCCTACTGAAACCATTAATTTATTTTTAAAAATATTTTAATTAAGTCAAATACCTCGTCCTTGCATACCAATTAGAAACGTACTTACAGGCATCTATTAAGTGGTCATTGCCTTGCTCTGGCTCATCTAACTGCAACCCTTGTACTATTCTCCAGCTATGATTTTCGTATTCCTGTTCTAAGTTTGTACTTGACTTGGTATAATAAACATTTTTCTTTTGTAATAGTTCAATACCAGCTTTTACACTTCCTTTGCCTTTTAAAGCAAATATTACATTAAACCCGCTATTTTTTAGTTTTCGCCCTTCTGTTTCGTTTATTTCGTTGGAACTATCGCAAATTATTTCAATGTTTCTATCAATTCCTAAGTTAAATAATTCCTCTGACAAAGTGCCTGACATTTTATTCATTGGCTTATACAGGATTTCTTTAAAGAAAAAAGAAGTATCTCCATCGAATTTCATTGCTACTAAAGTACTCGGGGCTGAAAGTCCAAAATCCATTCCATAGTACATCGGGTAACGCAAATCTTCAAACTCTTTATCTGTCATTATTTTCCAATTACTGAATATTCTATTTGGCTTTTCGGCTTTTAATCCTAAGCCGTAAACAGTCCAAAGGTAGTCCGAAGCTGTATTCTGCTGTATATTATATTCCGTTGGCTCGTATGATAGTATTTTCTTTTTCTGTTCTAAAGGACAAAACGGATTATCTTTAAAAGTTGAATGAATAACAATTGCATTATCTTGCTTTTCTAAATCGTCACTCCACATTTTACCAATAGGGTTTTTATCTAAAAAAACAACTTCACTACATCGCATATCTAACTGATTAAACACTTGCAAAGGCACTTTGTAGATTTCATTAAACCAAAGGTAGTCCGAATGATAACCATGTACTTTCAATTCATCATCAGTACCCTCAATGTAGATAGTTGAGCCATTTGGAAAAGTCAAAGTGCTTTCTGTTTTATTATACTTAATGCTATCCCAATTTTCCAAAGTTGGGTAGTATTTAAGCATATCTTGAAGTATGGTATCTTTACAGTCTTTTTTTGTGTTTCTGAAAACTGCTAACTTTGTGCGCTCTTTTGTCCAAGCTAATATCCAAAAGATTTGAATAATTGAAAAGGTCTTACTTGAACGAGATGAGCCACTATTGATAATGTACTTGTAATTACCACTACTTAAAGCATTGTAATTCCTTTCAAATACATTAGTCGCTTGTATCTTCATTTTTAATTATTTCCACTTGTATTGAAGTTGGCGATGTTTGTATTTCTTTGCCTTTTGTTGTTAAATCTACGTTATCGGTTAATCCGTTTAAACGTTGTGTTATGCTTGGATTATAAATACCAACCATACCACCAGCGATTTGGTCATCCTGAATATTTCTCTTAATACGTGAACAGATACGGATAAAATCACTATATCTATTATCTTTATTCTCAAAGTAATCAGTTACATCGCTTATAATATCTTGGTCATCAAGGTAGTTTTGAAACCCTATAAAAGTTAATGGTTTTTCTTTTTCTCTAAATACATCGGTAGCATCTTTACCAACCCAATCTTTAACAATAATAGGATTATCTTTAACTTGTTTTTTATAAGCTAAAAAGTGTTCCCACATCTTTTCGGGAGTTTCAATATTTTTAGTTCCAAAAGGTCTTGCCATAAGAAATTAATTAATCAACGCATCCACAAAAGATAGCATCGGGTTGAATTAGTTTTATAGGTTGTTTTGTTTCACAATCTATTTCTGTATTTTCAACGTAAAAGAAACCGCTTTGACTAAACAGTCTGTATTTGGCTGTGCATCGGCAGTTTTGTTCATCTGTTGAACAGCTTACAATTAAAAATAGTAATAAAAAATATCTTTTCATTGTACAAACTTATAAAAAAAAATTATTACATTTACACTTTCATATAATAAGTTTTGATTTTGGTTAATTACCCTCGCAGAAATGCGGGGGTTTTTTATTTATAATCAATATAAATAATAAAATATTTATAAAATAATTATTAAATAATTTTTTTATT